AATTAAAAGAAAAATATTTTGAAATGGAACAAAAGTATCTTGATGAGAGAAATTTAAGAGGTACAGAAATAGTTATGAATTCAAAACTAAGAGAACAGATAGAAGCTTTGAAACTACAAAACGAAACTTTAACACAGATACTTAATAAGTATTTAAAGAAATATGCAAAGATAAAAGTTTATTTTGATAACTTACTTATAAAAGATGAGTAAGAAAATATTAGAAGCTATCTTTTCTGAAAGTCTATATTGTACTAATATAAAAGCTAATCATAAAAAATATCTTAAAGCTTTGATGGATTTAAAAATGCATCAAGTTTATATACACGAGCCTCTTTTAGAGAAAAGTAAAAGAGAAGAAATAAACACAGGTAATTATATATCTGTTAATAAAAAAATATTACACACCAAACAATTTAAAAGCTTAAAAGATATTTTATACAAAGAAATAAAAACCGGAGTACAAGATGCTTTTAAATATGATGTAGATTTTACTATAGAAAATAGTTGGGGAACTATGAGTCAACCTAATGCAGTTTCTGAATTTCACACACATTCTAATTATTGGTATAGTGCAGTTTATTATCCTCATGGAACTTATGAAGATAATATGTCCATAACTTTTGACAAAAGTTTGCCTTCTTTTTTTACAGTGCCTATAAAACAATACAAACACTATAATCAGCATCAATATGTTTTAAGAGTTACAGAAGGAGACTTGATAGTTTTTCCTGCTACCTTAAGACATAAAATTGGTTTTAATTTTACAAAACAAAATAGATACTCTCTTGCTTTAAATATTTTACCTAAAGGAAATATTGGAGACAATGATGGCTCACGTACAATATAATCCTTATTTAAGACCTAAAAATCTAGATTGAGTTTTCTATAAAACGATATATAGTAGGGGATTATGTTACAAAAATTAGGTTTTTTACCAGGGTTTAATAAACAAGTTACATCTACCGGAGCTGAATCTCAATGGACTGGGGGAGAAAACGTTCGTTTTAGATATGGTACACCAGAAAAAATTGGTGGCTGGAGTCAGTTAGGACAAGACAAACTAACCGGTGTATGTAGAAAATTACATCATTTTGTTAACTCAGATTCAATAAAATATGCTGCTATAGGCACTAACAGAATTTTATATGTATATTCTGGAGGTGTTTATTATGATATTCATCCTCTAGTTAATCCATCAGGAACTGCTCTTACTAATTGTTTTAGTACTACTAATGGAGATCCAACTGTAACAATTACATTTGGTTCGCCTCACACCTTTACAGCTGGAGACATTATCTTATTTGGAGATACAACTACATTTACTGCCATTACAGGTTCTAATTTTGGAGCTTCGGATTTCTGTGACAAAAAATTTATGGTCACATCAGTTCCTGATACATCCACTATTACAATTACCATGCCTGGTAATGAAGGTGGATCAGGAGCTACGACTTCGGGAGGTATAACTTATTATCAATATTATCATGTTGGTCCTGCAGAACAAGTGGGAGCTTATGGTTATGGTATATCTCTTTTTGGTGGTACCGTTTTAGGTTCTTGGACTACAACTTTAAACGGATCTTTATCAGCGAACGCCTACGGAACAGGAGGTTCTGGGACAACGATTACTTTAACTAGTGTGTCGGGTCTGCCAACTTCTGGTACTAATTATATTCAAGTAGGAGATGAAGAAATATCTTACACAGGAGTTTCAGGAAGTACAATAACAGGAATTACTCGAAACGTCAGAGGTACCTCAAACGCTTCCCACAGCAATGGAGCTACGGTAACTAATACTTCAGGTTGGACGGGATGGGGATCAACAGCGAATAACACTGATACAGTGATTGATCCAGGTCTATGGTCAATAGATAACCTAGGTAGTAAACTTATAGCCTTAATTCATAATGGTCAGGTTTTTGAATGGAATGCTGATGCATCCAATGCCACAGCAACAAGAGCTACTATTATTACGGGTGCACCAACTGCATCTCGAGATATGTTAGTTTCAACACCTGATCGACACTTAGTTTTATTTGGTACTGAAACAACAATTGGGACTCAATCAACTCAAGACGACATGTATATAAGATTCTCAGACCAAGAAGATATAAATACTTGGATTCCAACATCAACCAACACCGCAGGTACACAAAGACTGGCCGCCGGATCACGGATCATGGGAGCTACTCTTGGTAGAAATGCGATGTACATTTGGACTGATACGTCTTTATTCACAATGCGTTTTGTTGGGCAGCCTTTTACATTTGCGTTTGAACAAGTAGGAACGAACTGTGGATTGATTGGTATGAACGCAGCCGTTGAAGTAGATGGCGCTGCTTACTGGATGTCTGATAATGGTTTCTTTAGATACACTGGTAAATTAGAATCTATGGACTGTTTAGTTGAAGACTATGTTTATGATGATATTAATACAACATCAGGTCAATTAGTTTATGCAGGTATAAATAATTTGTTTGGTGAAGTAACTTGGTTTTATCCAGCGTCTGATTCAAATGTAGTAAATAGAGCAGTGACATATAGTTATCTTGATTCAACATCAAAAAGACCGATTTGGTTTACAAATGCAAATTCTTTATATCCAAGAAGTGCATGGGAAGATTCTGCTGTTTTTGGTTTACCTCACGGTACGGCATATGATGCTAGTACTGATACATCGTTTGATGTAACTGGTAATACCGAAGGAACTACCATTTACTATGAACATGAAACTGGAGTTAATCAAGTCACGAACCACAATGCGACTACGACAGCTATTCCAGCAAATATTAGTTCTGGAGATTATGATATTACACAAAAGGTTATTAGAGGAGCTGCGAGTACTTTAGCGGATCTTAGAGGAGACGGTGAATTTATAATGAGGATAAGTAGAATTATTCCTGACTTTATATCCCAACAAAATAATGTGGTTGCTCAACTCGATGTTCGAGATTATCCTAATGATTCATCCGCAAGTTCACCTTTAGGACCTTTTACTTTAACACCTACAACTACAAAGGTAAATACACGTGCTCGAGGAAGAGCCATAGCATTAAAGATATCTAATACCGCAGTAGATACAACGTGGAAGTTAGGTACTTTTAGATTAGATATACATGCTGGAGGAAGAAGATAATGGCTATTACAAATTTACAACAAGCTAGACAGCTATACGCAATGGGTCAAAGAGTTGCAAAAACTATGGACGGTTCAAGACCAGGTTATCGTGGGTCTGATTGGGGAGGAAGCAGTTATGGAGATCCTGCTGATAGCAGTAGTAGCCGTGGAGGTACAACTAGCAGTAGTGATGATAATAGAGAAAACTATGGTGCTTCTACACAATACAGTCCACCACCAGCACCACAACTTAGTGGTGGAGATGGTGGTATTGATCCAGGATTTCAAAATGCATTAAGAAATCAACAGATAAGACAAAATACAATTACACAAAGTCAAAATCCTAACTTCGGTCAGTTTTTTAATACTAGGATTCCTACTTATCAAGCACCTACTTTTCGTAACAGAATGGGTAGTTTAGGTAATGCAATGGCTGGTGGTGTATTAGGTTTAATAAACCCATTAGCTGGATTAGCTTTTAAAGGTTATAATTATTTTAAAGATCAAGTTCCTAGAGCATTTAGTAATTTTAAATCAACAAACACATTAGAAGAATTTAGAGATAAAATGAGAGGGTATGGAAAAACAATGCCTACTTATTCAAACAATCCTGCGTTTGGTGGTATCGAAAGCTTAGGAATAGATATAAATGATTTAGTTGCAAACAGACCAGATTACAACGTAGGAGACATAAGTGATAAAACTTTTGATGCAGCTATTGGCTCAGGTTTTAATCCTTACACAGGTGAGGAGTTGAAACCAGGAGAAGCACAAGAATTACAAGATCAAAGAAACAATCAATCAGGGATTAATCAACTTAAATTTATAGTATAATGGCAAAGATAGTACAAACATTAACTAGAGCAAGCTCAGAGTATGAAGAAGACGTAGCTCAGTCTTTAGTTAGAGATTTAGATGCTGTATTAGAAAAATTAAACACAACATTTCAAGAAGAATTAAAACAGGAGATAGAAGCTAGAAGCTTCTTTTTAGATTAATGGCAGTAGTAAACCAGTATAAATTTGTAGGAATAGATAATGATACCAGTAATGGAGAACTAAATCCTTTTGGTTCTGGTAATCCTTTAGTAAGTGAAACATATGTTATTAAATCTCTTTTAGTAACTTCTGCTGGCACTCCTAGTCCTATTGTTACAAATAACTCTATTACAGCTATTAAATCAGCAGCCTTAACGGCTAATGTAACTAAAGAATTATTAACCCAACCGTTAATAGTAGAGGGTGGAAAAACCCTTACAATTAAAGCCGGCAGCGCAGATTCATTTGATATAGCTGTTAGCTATTTAAACATTAAGAAAGAGGTAACTACATAATGAGTGAAATAAAAACATTGCTCCCAAAGGAGATAATAACCACTATAACAAACAAAAAAACAGGGGAGATCTATAAGGATGAACAAGCTTTAAAATCAGCTAATATTCCTGAAGAAGACATTAGAAGAGATGTGAAAGTAATAATGCCAGCTCTTGATTTGTTTGCAAAAACAAAGTAATGTGGGAAACCCTTAAAATAAGACAAAATTATGGCAATAACAGATATCAACATTTCAGAAGAATTACAGACTAACGCACCTAGTATTAAATATAGGGGCAATGAAGGTCCTAAATCTCCTCAACAACAAGAACAAGCTCTTTTAATGAGACAATTAAGAGCTGAATATGAGAGATATGTGGCACAAGCCAACCCAAATAACGTTCTATCTTTTGAAGACTGGTATAGAATGAGTATTGAACAACAAGCAAAAATACGTGGACCTAGAGCCATGGCTGCTTATGGTGGAATCATGGGTGTTGATGGAAGAAGACAATATGGTTTGGGAAGTTCATTTAAAAAATTTGTAAGAAAAGTTATACCGAATGAAGTAGCAAAGGTTGCAGAAGTTGCAGCGCCAATTGCAGCTGTTGTAGCACCTCAGTTTGCTTTACCTGCAGCGATAGCTGGAGGACTAGGAAGTTTTGATAGAACAGGAAGTATAACTAGCGGACTTAAATCTGGAGCCTTGACTTATGGTCTAGGTGCATTGTCTCCTGGATTACCTGGAGTTAGAGATATGGGACCTCAAAGTGGAATATTTACTAAACAGCCTTTTGATGGAAGATATAATATTTCTAATTTATTTGCACCTAAACCAGAAGTAACAGGAGCAAGTGGTGTAGACAAAAGATTATTTACACAAGGAAAATCTACTTTTGGAGCAAATGATGCTTTAGGGGGTGAAATGTTAACCGGTGGTGGGGGAGAAACTTTTAAGTCAATAGCAGATCCAGTAAAACAAATAGCAAAACAAGAAGAAAAATTTAATATTAAACAGATACCTCAAATGGTTAGAGATAATCTAAGCAAAGTAGGATTAGGAAATAATCTTGTAACAGGACTTTTAGCGGGCACTCTAGGAGCTAGTGCTATGATGGGTAATATGGAACCAGAAG